TTTGATAGTGTTGAAATTGCCATTTAGTCTGCTCCTGTTATATATATTTATCAGTTTAAAGTCCTGATATTTCTCCAGTATTTTTAAGTCTTAGTGGTATGTAGATAAACTCTACTGCCTTCACAGGTTCAATAGCAATGTCTAAGTATAGCTCATTCTTATCAATTCTGCTCGGAGTATTGTTTGACTCATCACAAACTACTAGGTAATCATACAAGCCACGCTGTCCAACTAACTCAAGTAGCAAACTTTCTGCTGCTTGTTTAATTTCATCACGTGTAATCTTATCATTTGGTTCAAAGATATATGGTTTAGCAAGTGTGTTTAGCTGACTACGTAAGTAGATAACCAAACGTGCTACATTAATTCTATCTAATGCACTTGCGCCTCTTGCACGAGTTTTCTGTCCAAAGTTAACAAGACCTGCACCTGTAATAAACGTAATTGGGTTCACACTGTTTGAGTACAAAGTATCTCTTTGTCCTTCATTAAGTGCTACACTTACAAATTCGCCTTCGTTATTAATATAACCTGTTGAACTTGCATTTGTAATTCCGCCACGTCTTGTACCTGCTGGTGCAAACCATGGATAACTTACTTGGTCACTTAGTGCAATAGTTCTTAGCATCATGTGTGAAGCTGGAACTACAACATTGTTGCCAAAGTTGTCACTTGCAAATCCTGCAGGATAAAATACACCTAAGTATTCATCTCTACTTACAAGTCCGTTATCATTATCTTCTACTGCTGTGTTAACATTTGTTCCCCACTCATTCAATGAAGTTGCATCTGGTTTTAGTCTCATTGGACTATCGCCTAAGATAAATGCTGTTAATCCTCTATCATTGTTAAGTGAAATCATTTCGCCAATTAGCTCTGGATAACCTGGTGTTGCCATCAAGTTAAACAATCTTGATTCATCATCTCTGATTTCATCATTGTTGTTAACTACTGCTTGGATAGCTTGTACAACTACTTTACGTTGTGCTTTACGTCCAAAGCTACCTGAACCGTCGTTTTGGTTAGCAGAGTCAGTTACCCATCTGTGTGGATAGTATCCGCTCATTGCTTCGTCACCGTTACGTGCATTGTCTGCACTTGTATCAATGTAGTTACGCTCAAAACGCTTAACGTTGAATCCGCTTCTACGTAGGTTCCATAACAACATACCTTTTGGATATAGTGCTGGATCTGGAGCATCTGGATCTAAGTAGTTACTTGCTACTAGTTCTGCAATTGTTCCACTTGGTGCAACTGTTGTTGTACCGCCTGATGTTCCGTAACGTGCATCATCAAATAGTATACCGTCTTCAGTAGTTTGATCAGCAGTATCAACTGGTGTTCCCCATTTCTGAGCAGTTGTTCCGCTTAATGCGTTATTGTATTTGTATACAGTTGGATAGTTTTCTAAGTCTGCTGTAGAAATCCATAAATCACCTGTTACTAGTGCGCTACCATCTGATTGTACAGTTGGCATACTAGCTGAAACAATAGGTCCTTGATCATCTGCATTTGGATATGCTGTTGCATCATTGTATCCTACCCATGTTGTACCATTGTGATACATTATGTCTACTTCGTCTACAATTGAATTATACCAACGTTGTCCATCTTCTGCTAACGATGTTGGTGCATCGTCACTTGCAGTATATGTTAATACACGCCAGTTTGAAGCTGCAAATTGTTTTGGACTTGTAGCATTTGTTGTTCCGTCTACAAAAGATAATCCTGGTGTTGAACTTGAATCAGTTGATACATAAGGTTTAAATCCTATTGTATTTAATAATCCACTTGTGTCAACCATATTAATTTCACCGCCTTGTGAGTGTGAAATTACAACTTTGTTTGCTGCATCAACACTTGCACTTACGTTTGCAACACCTGCTGCTGTAATTGCACTTGCAATAGTATCTGCATCTGCTGTTGATCCAGCAGTAGTAGTTACTGTAACTGTAACTGGTGTACTCATTGCTGCACTACCTTTGTTACTAGATGACATAGTAAACGTAAATGGTCCGCCTGCTCCTGGAGAAGTTCCAGTAATTGCTGCACTCTTAACTTGAGTTGCACCAGTTGACTGTCTACGATAAATTGTAAATGTACCTAATGGTTGTGCGTCATTTGCAACATTTGTTTTTGCAAAAAGATCACCAATTGCTAAATTAGCTCCGCCGCCTGTACTATCTAAACCATATAATGCTGATGCATTATTGTCGTACATTGGAGTTGTTTTTGTATCCCATAGTAGTGTTTCTGTATTCCAAAGTTTAGATACAATTTTTGCACCTGCATTTGGAGTTGTAGTTTTTAACCATACACTACCTGTAGGTCTTGGTGTTGTGTCACCTGATTTAAATTCTGGCACACTAGTATGTGCTGAAATTTGTAATGCTGGTGGGTTATATGTTCCTGCTGTAAGTCCTAGTGCAGTCAGTTTATCAGCATCACCTCCGATAACAACTGGTCCGCCTAATGAACTATCATCTGCTCCTGAACTAGTTCCGTCACTGTAAATTTCTAAAAATCCATCTACAACATCTGCTGTAACACCTGGAATTAATGCACCATTAATGTTAGTTTTAACGTCAGCGATTGTGTTTGCTCCAACACTAATTGCAGTGCCATTAATTTCAATATTTGCTGGTGGTGAACCTAATGTAGGATTAGCAACTGTGCCTTTTACTGTAGGCCAGCTCTTAGTCCAATTATCACTGCCTAACTCTACCCAAGCACCGCTTGCATTTTTATACCAAATTTTATTAAGTGTAGTAACTGCTACAACTGCATAATCACCAATTGCACCAATTGATGCTTTTGGTGTATAATCTGCACCGTCATAGTCTACAACATCAGCTGGCTTTGAAATTACTGTAGGGACTTTATTTGAAAAAGTTTGTCCGCCTGTAGTATTTACTGCGTTAGCATTCCATTGTTGGATACCAAATAATGAATCTTGTGTATCAAACCAGTATGTTCCTGCTAATGGATTAGCTGCTGGCGCTGTTGCTGTTGGACTTAATTCGCCTAAGTCAATATCAGCTCTTACAACATATGCTCTGTTGCTTACGCCTAATAATGAATAAGCTGCTTGTAATCCGTATTCGTTTAACTCGCCGCCGTGTACTGGGTTATTACTGCTGTCTACTTGGAAACTTGGGTCTCCAAATGTATCAGCTAAATCTCTTTGTGAAGTTAGCAAGTATGGTTTACCTGCGTTTGCTTTTAATGTACCTTGTGCTGTCCCTGTGCCTGCTGCATTTGTTTTATTACTTGCAGAAGCAACAAAGATCATTGGTACTGTACCTGGCTCAGCTGGTGTGTAAAAACTTTCGTCTATTACGCTGACCTGTACTCCTGGTGATGTCAATGCCATTTCGTTTCTCCTATTGGACTGTTATTAATAGTATTTAGCAGAACCGCAGAAAAAGATACGGATAATAGTACCATAAAAGGTACCAAAAAGGTGAGGTAAATACAATATGCGACCATTATGCAAATGCGGGCATCGTCCTGCGGCTATAAATTATAAAAAAGACAAAAAAGTCTATTATAGAAAGTTATGCGAAAAATGTTTACGCAATGGTGTTAATCACGGTATACCATTATGGAAACAGCGTGGTTACGAAAAAAAGAATATCTGCGAAAAGTGCGGATACACTAGTAAACACTTAGAACAATTTAATGTATTTCATATTGAAGGAAATTTAAAAAACTGTAGTCCAACAAACTTAAAAACTATATGTGCAAACTGTCAACGTATTATGCAGAAGCAAGGAGTTCGTTGGAAACAAGGCGATCTTGTACCTGACTTTTAAGTTCTTCTAATGTGCCGTGATTATCTATCACAGCATCAAAATTTATATTAGCCCAAGCCCATTCTGACTTGTGTACATCTTTAGGTTCTACACCAATGTCTTGATACATACGGAACCAAACTGGGTCTGCTCCTCTACGTACTCTCCACACTTTACCGTTAAGTTTTTTAATCATACTTGCTTCGTTATCAAATCTTACATCAGGAATTACAAAGTTTTTTGTAGGATTTTCTATTAGTTCTTGCTTTACTAAACTAACCCATATACCATCAAAGAATCCGTTACGCATACAATCAGTGCCAAACTCTTGTAATACAAGTCGTGGTGTTACTGTACGTTTAGTTTCTTTAGTCCAAAAATCATCTTGTGTTTCTCGCCACTCTCTGCTATCAGCTGTATCGCCTTCTAGCATTGCACGATCCCAACCAAACACAGTTGCAACACCGTCTTTAAGTTTATCTGCAAAAGATAGTTTTGTAAAATTATGTTCTTCAACAAGTATATCAGCGGCTGTACCTTTGCCGCAACCAATTAAACCACAAATACCAATAATCATAATAATTTCCTAAGTTAATGTTATTATTATATGATATTTTTTATATCTTGTCAACCGTTAATCGTAATGTCCGCCTAAAACAGCAACTCGTTGAACTTCTTCGTTAAAGATTTCTGCTTCTCGTTCTTTATATGCTTGTTCAAACCCTGTAGAGCCGTATTCCATTCTCTCGTTATTACCCCAAAGTCTTTTGAAATATGAATCGTAAGTTTTTTCAACTGATTCATCGCTCCAGGATCTATCAATAAGTTTTCCTTTAATTAACCAGTTAAGACGGTTAGCCTCTTTACGCACAAATGGTGAACACATGACTTCTCCTTGTTACATACTGTATTTACAAGGAACTGTAATCGTTAACGCTAACTTAGGTGTTTTTAGCCAATTAAGAAACTGTATCCTGCTCCGCCGGCAACTTGTGTTTTAACTTCTTCTTCAAGTTTGTCCATTTCACTTTGAGCTTCTGCTTTTAGACTTTGTCCATTTAAACTAGTTCCACCTTGTGGTCCTGCAATAGTAGCAAATTTTTCTCTTGCTTCGCCTAGCATATACTTACACGCAGCAAGTGTATAATCTTTAATCCATTGCTGTGTTAAGTAATCGTTCATTAACTGATCATCTGGACGATAGTTATAACAATACAATAGTAATGTTTCTTCTGCTCGTGGACGCTGTAATAACGTAAGTTTTTTAGTCTGTGTATTCCATTTGAATTCAATAAATGAACCAAACATACGACCAACTAATTCTTGATATTGGCTGAACATATCATAAGTTGCTAATCCGCCCATGTTTGAACTTGACAACAAGTATGCATTTGTGTATGCTAAGTTGAACGGTTCAAATATACTTCCGCCATCACCGCCGCCACTTCTTGCACCAATGCTTCTACGAAATAGTTTTCTAACTTCAACTATTTCATTTGGAAGAGTATATTCGTTTTGATCAACTACAGTAGGCATAAAGAAATACGATTCTTCTACACTATTATCGCTACGTTGCCTAAAACGTGTAAGTGCTTTTTTTAATGCTGTTTCATAGTGAATAGGATCGAGCTCAACATCGACCATGCCTCCACCTAGCATTGCGTGTACGTAATCAAATATTTCTTGCTTTTGTATTGCCATAGTTTAAGTCTCCAATAGTATTTATCGTATTGGCTTACTAACGATAAATATGTATATGCCAAGATTAAGTTTATATAAGCCACAACGCGGTAACGATTATAGTTTCATAGACAAGCAAGTTTATGAAATGTTTACGGTTGGTGGCACGGATATCAATATCCACAAGTTCCTAGGTGCTGAAAATCCTAGCGATGCTGATGCAACAGCTGATCAGCCACAGTATGATGCTGTTAAAGAAACTAACATACAAGACTTGTTATTTTTAGAAAACAGAGATCGAAAATATGATCCTGATGTTTATACAATGCGTGGCATTTATAATGTACAAGATATAGACTTTAATCTTAGTCAATTTGGATTATTTTTAAGTAATGATACATTATTTTTAACAATACATATTAATAGTAGTGTAAAAACACTTGGTAGAAAAGTTATAGCAGGTGATGTAGTAGAATTACCACATTTAAAAGACGAGTATGCACTTAATGATCTATCATTTGCACTTAAACGTTTTTACGTAGTTGAAGATGTTAACAGAGCTGCAGAAGGATTTTCACAAACTTGGTATCCGCATCTATATAGATTAAAATTAAAACAAATAGTAGACTCACAAGAATTTAAAGAAATACTTGATTTACCTGCAGAAGAAGGTGCTAGTGGTGGCGATACATTACGTAGTTTGTTAAGCACATACGATAAAGAAATGCAAATTAATAATGCTGTAGTTGCACAAGCCGAAGCTGATGCACCAAAAGCAGGTTATGATACTAGTCATTACTATAGTTTACAACTTGACGAAAATGGAAATACACAATTAGTAGACACAGACGGAGACGATATACCTGATACTATGCAA